GAACAAGATGAAATTGCTGAAATTTACATTACATATTTCATTAACACAGTTGATGAAGAGTGGATAAAAAAAGCAGTTTCAGGTCTAAATCCTGAAAAAATTATCTATGTAAATCGTGGATAATTCAAAGAAAAGTCATATTTTTAATGGCTCTGTCATCCTAAGTGGCAGAGCTTTTTGTCACTATTAAACTACAACAATATGCAGATTAATCAGGAAATTCCAAAGTTATTGGCAGAACATGGTGTTGATTGCAGTTTAGGTCTATTATATTTACTTGGTGTACATCATAATCTTGATGGTATAAGTGAAATAATACCTGAACCAATTGTCAGACTTGTTAATAACTTAGGAATAGTAGAAAGAAACTACAGAGATAACACTATTGAATGGCATGTACCTCTTTATGATGGTCAAAATGTAGATTCAGTATGGGACTGGGTTAATGAATATCGTAAACTCTTTGCATCAAAGAATAAAGAAAGAGAAGGTAATAAGAAATCCTGTGTGCAAAGAATGAAGATATTTTTTGCTCAAAATCCTGAAGTTAGAAAACATGATGTATTAGATGCTACCAGTATGTATCTTAGAACAGTAGAACCTAAGTTTGTAAAAATGTCTGAGAGATTTATCTTTGATGGTCAGGGTAATTACAAAACCAGCATGCTGCTTCAATGGGTTGAAAGGTTGTGGGAAACTAAAAGACAGCAAATTCAAGACCCTAATCTTAAGATGATGAAATGAATTTCATAGAAGCATTTAAAGAGGGTCAGCAAGGAAATAACAAGGGTTTACCAACAGGTCTTATTCCATTAGACAGGGCAATAGATGGTGTTCAAAAGAAAGCTATATATGGTGTAGCTGCAGGTCCAAAGGTTGGTAAATCTACACTCGTAGATTTTGCATTTGTTATTCATCCTATACTTTATTGCTTAGAACATAAGTTACCAATCCACATTATTTATTTTTCTTACGAGATTGACAGGGTCAAGAAAGAATTTGACTTTGCATCATTCTTCTTCTACCATGATTATCAGATTGATACTATTGAGCATAATGGAATAGAATACCCTATGTCTGCAAGATATTTATTGGGTAAGCTACAAGATGCTCAAGGTGAAATTATTCCTGTATCTAAAGACCATCAGCAAAAGTTATCTATAATCTATAAAACAAGAATTATTCCTCTCTTTGGTGAATATGACATTAAAGGTCATAAGGTAACAGAAGGTGTAATTCAGTTTTTAGAAGATAGAGATAATCCTACTGGTATGAGAAATACTATTCTTGCTTATGCTAAACTGAATGGTGAGTTTCAATTCCAGGAATATGAAACAACAGAAGATGGAAAGAAAGTAAAGAAACAAAGATTGATAGGTTATGTACCTAAAGACAAGGACAAGAGAACTATAATTATTACAGACCATATTCGTAAGCTTAAAAGAGAAAGAGGTTACTCTATGAAAGAGAACATGGACAAATGGATAGAATACACAGTAGAACTGCGTAATTTCTGTCATTTTACATTTGTACACATTGTGCATCTTAATAGGTCTATTTCTAACATAGAAAGACTTAAGTTTAATGGTGAGTATATTTATCCTACAGGTGAAGATGTAAAGGATTCAGGTAATCTATCAGAAGAATGTGATTATCTTCTTACACTCTTTAATCCTACTGATGAGAAATATGGATTAACTACACATTTTGGATATATTCTTGAAGAATATCCTAATTATAGGTCTATCCATTTAGTAGAATCTCGTGATACAGAATGCCCACAGCATTTAGCAGTTCAAATGAAAGGTAATGTAAAACAATTTAAAACTATTTAAAAATGGCACCAAAAGGTTATTATCGCAATTTAATTTCTGACCCTAACATCAGAATAGCATTTACTCATACACCTATTTATGGTTGTACAGTAGTAGATTCTTCTAAAGTGATGAATGAGCTTGAACAATCTCAAGATGAGCATGCACCATATTATCTTGATGGATTGAAAAAAGGTCTGATGATTACTATTGTAGAAAATCAAAACTCAAATGGTTATTTAAGACCAGGAGAATTATATTTCAAATCTTAAAAACAAAGCAATGGCAAAAATTATGGTAATTGCTGAATCAGGTTTCGGCAAAAGTACTTCTATCTGTCCAAGTGAGGAACTTGGAATCACAGGTTTAAATCCTAAAGAAACTTTTATTGTAAATGTAAGTGGTAAAGATTTTCCATCAAGAGGTTGGAGAAAACTTTATAAAGCAATAGAAGGTAAGGATTTATCAAGTGGTAATTATGTAGATACCAATGATGGTATGGCAGTAGCAGGTTTAATCTCTATACTTAATGAGAAGAAACCTGAAATTAAAAACTTAGTTATTGATGACTTTCAATATCTAATGGCAGATTATTATATGGACAAAGCTAAAACTAGTGGCTTTGATAAGTTTTCTGACATTGGCTATTTCATTGGTCAAATCTTTAAAGCTATTCAAAAGTTTAAAGGCAATGTAATTATATTAACTCATCCAGAAGAAGTACAAAATAACTTTGGTACTTCTTATAAAGCTAAAACTGTTGGTAAAATGATTGACCAATATATTTCTTTAGAGGGTAAGTTTGATATAGTTTTATATGGCACTCAAGACTTTGATAGTAAGAACAAGAAAGCTATCAAACAGTTTGTAACTAATTTTGATGGTAGATATCCTGCTAAATCTGCAGCAGGTATGTTTTCACTCTATATCCCTAATGATTTAGGTTTTGTAATTGAACAAGTAAACAAATATTATGATGGCGAGTAAAAGAAAAAAAGTTAAAAGAACAACTACAGTATGTCTTGTATATAGTGCATCACCAAGTCAAGACAGTTCAATAGCTGTAACTATTAAAGAAGTAAAATCAAAAACAATTTTTAAATCTCAAAAACAGTATTAATCATGGAAAAGATTCAAATCACAATCAGTTCAGTATTAAATGACTTAGCTAACAGCATGTCAAGAGAAGAAATCAGAGATAAATATGCTCTGACTAATCCTCAATTAAAGCAATTGTTTCAACATCCTCAATTGAAGGGTAGAAAAACTAAGAAAGTAAGTGTACTATTTGAAATAGTAGATGATGTTACTTCTGAAGTTGTTGAAGTTAATGAAGTAACTGAGGTAACTGAAGTTACACCAGTAATAAATGACATTACTAATCCTACTGAGGAAGAGGTAGAAAGTATTGAAGTAGAAGATTCAATATTTAATTAAGGAATATTAGGGAAAAGTAACCCTTTTCCCTATTTCTTTTAAGTAAGAAGTTGTAATTTTATAACCCTTTTTATATTTTATTTTTCATTTAAAAATTTATAAGTATGTACGGATATGCAAATGATGAAAAGTCATCATCAAGTTCAATGGTATTTGGTTTAAATCAAGGAGTTACTATGACTAAGTTTGAATTTAATCCCAATGGTGGTAAAGATGGTGCAGCACAAGAATGTTTGGATATTTCATTTGAATTTAATGGAGGAACAGTTAAAAACTGGCGTCAATTTCCTGTAACTCAAGCTATTGATAAAAATGGCAATAAGGTTACTGACCCAAGAAGCAATGAAATGAAAGCAGCATTTAATGAGTTTAATGCTAAGATTTCTCAATTGATGAAATGTTTTGTAACTGAAGAGCAGTTGAAACAAGGACTCATGGGAGTATCTAACTTTAAATCTTATTGTACTGCTCTTAGCAATGTATTGCCTAATGACTATAGCTCTATTAACTTAGATGTATTCTGCCAGTATCAATGGACTTCTAAAAATGACAATGGTACTAAGTATGTAGAAATTCCATCTAATGTAAAACAAGGTAAAGTATTTGTAACTGCTGAAGAAGGTAACTATGAACCCATTACTATTGATGGTAAAGCTATGACTTTTACATTTAGAGGTACAGACTATCCTGTAACTAATGGTGGAGTTAAGAAATTTAATCTTACTATTGGAGAAGCTACTATAACAGTAGATTCTAATAAAGGTTTAGTTTATGTAAAGGAAGATAATGGTAACTTTGTACTTCATCCAGTAACAAGAACTGATTGGTTTATGACTTCTAACTTTGCTAAAGCAAGTGATGGAGCAGAACCAATTCAAAGCTCTTGGGAGTAATACCTTTCACTATCTAAATATTTAACCATGTATGGCTATCAAGATGATTATACATTTTCATCAATAGATGATGTATTTAAATACATTAACCAAGAACAAGTATTCAAACATGTTTTTGGAAACTTTGAAATAGGCTCTTATATTAAAAGTCCTTTCAGAATTGATGATAGCCCAGGATGTTGGATACAATGGAGAAATGGTAAGTTATATTTTACTGATTTTGCAAATACTTATGGTGTAGTAAACTTAGATGCTATTGGTGTAATACAAGAATATTATACTTTATCATTGAAAGATGCTATATCATATATAATGGAAAACAATTCATTTAAAGGTAAGTCAGAATATGTAGACTATAAGTCACAATCCATTGTATCTACTACATCTTCATCTAAATTATTAGAGTTTTGTCCTAAACCATTTGATGATTATCATAAAACATATTGGTCACAATATGAAATAACAAGCTCTCAGCTTATTCAAGATAATATATTTGCAACAAAATGGTTTAAGGTTAATGGTAACATGTTTACACCTTTTCCACAAGAAACTACTTATACTATTTCTTATAAGGCAGAAGGTATTAAGATATGTAAACCTAAATCTAAGGAACATAAATGGATTACTAATACTACTAAAAATACTATTGGTGGTACAAGTAATCTTCCTTTTGTAGGTGACACTTTATACATAACTAAGAGTTATAAAGATTGGAGAGTATTAACTAATTTAGGATTAGATGCTATATATTTTCAAAATGAAGGTATGCTACCTGATATATCACTATTATCAATTTACATTTCAGTATTCAATCAAATAATAGTCTTATTTGATAACGATAAAACAGGTATAACAGCATCTAAAAAAGTAGTTGATTACATTAACTATCATTATAGTTCAAAAGCTATAAGTATAACATTACCTACTAAAGAAAAAGACCCTGCTGATATTATTAAAGCAGGCAACAAACAACAATTAATTAATTTTTTAAATTTAAAATTATGAGAAAAGTAAAAGTTTATTCGACAGCTTTTGGTTTAAAAGCTATCAACTCTGCAGCAACAACTTGG